GTAAGTGGGTTGTATCTCGCTATCACAATAATGAATATGAAGAAAAGACTGTTACTACTTTGCCTTCGGGTGCAGAAGAAACAGAAGATGGTCGTTTCTATATTCCTTTGGATGCTACTGCTGTCTATATGAATGGTGGTAAGAACAATAACTACGGAAAGCCTCTTCCGCCTGAACAAATGCGAAGAAGCGGTGTTTTCTATGGTTCGTTGGGAACTGGTGAAATGAAACCTTATTACTTCTCTTACAAGAATCAAGGCGGGGTAGATTTTGCACCAAACAGTTTTGAATGGTGTCATTTCTTGTGCGTTCTTGGTTCTAATGGAACTGATATTTATGGTGCGAAGCAAATGACCTTTGATTCGCTAACCATGAATTCCGATATGGACACTGAAAATGACTTGTATAGAGACATGAAGGACTTTGACTTTGAAGAATGTCTAAGAAACAACTTTAATTCACACCTTGTTCCTCTTGTTGAGTTAAATAAGGCTCACATTAACCGACAGGCATTACCTTCTAAGGAGCGATTTGTAATTACAGATGGTACAGTCTGTAATATGAATATGACTCCTACAAAGAATGGTAACAGAATTATTAACATTACCGACCTTAATGCTGAACTAGATTATGAAAGTGATGGAATTACAACTTGTTGGATTCCTAGCCACTTGAAATTAGATTTCGGTATTGGTTCATCAGTCATTGTTGCTGGCCGAACTAGTCAAAGAACTACTGATGAGGGCGTTGAGCCTGTAACTATCAATGTTGCTGGCATTTACTGTGTAATTAAGCATGGTTCTGCTGTCGAAGTATCGCAACCTGTCGAAGAGGATTTCGACTGGTTTTGATTAACTAATCAAACAATGTGTAGCCGTTGGCGTTAATGACGGTCATATAGGTGCGAAGCCTATCCCTTTGGAGGGATTTAAAATGGAAGACATAAAAGAAAATAGATATTTACTAAAAGCAAATAGTTATCTCATTGACCTGCAAACGGTTGATTTTGTAACTTGGAAAGAGAATGACAAAGAAGAAGGAACTTATTGGACTAAATTACATATTGGCACAAAAGAGTGTAGATATGTATGTAAGTCTTCGACGGACCTAAACACGCTTATTCGGGCGTGGTCTAGCCTAAAAGGAAAGAGACTAGAAATACTGAATAAAGAACTAATAACGGAATGGTGATATTATGGGATTAACAAGCAATAACAATAAGAAGAAAGCAGTAGATGAAGGCGTAATCAACAACGCAAGAGTGTTGGCCTTTCAAAGCAAATTGACGAAACAAACAGAAGAACGACTCGGAAGAAATAACAGATTAATCTGCGGTATTTGGGGAGAACCTAAGACAGTTAAAAGCGGATTAGCCTTAGATTTTCCTAATAAGCAAATCTATGTTTTAGACTGGGATGATGGATGCGAACCAACATGGCGACAAAACCATGAATGTTCCGATAGGATTACACTATGGAATCCTGAAGTAAGAAATGATAACGGTGAATTAGATATTCAAAAGTCCGAAGCAAACTCCGAAGACTTTGTTCTCTTTGTTAAAGAAAAGATTAAGCAAGGTGAAAATGTTTTGTTTGTATTTGATGGAATTGATAAGTGGCTAGATTGTTGCACACTTCATGTAACTGGAAGTTCAAAGATTGGAAAACCACAAAAGATGAAGTTTGAATGGGGAAAGCGAAACGCTCCTTTTTATTCTCTTTTGATGATGTGCAAGAATCTAAATTGCGACCAAATCTATATTACGCATTCAAAGGCTGATTACGGAGCAACTGGAGAAGTAGTTGGCTCTAAACCTAACTGGCATAACTGGGGAGATTATCTCCATCAAATTATTACAACCCGAAGAACACGCAAGAAGAATGATGTTGTGTATAAGGCTGAACTGTTAAGCAGTAAAACCAATACAGAACTTGTAGGTAAGTCTTGGGAATCATTAACTGTTGGTGCAGGTAAGGTTTCTTGGAACGGTATTCCTGAATTGCGTGAGGGTTTGATTTGAAGTTTGAAGTAGATTCAAGCGACTTAAGAGAAGCATTAGAGAGCGTTATGGTTAAGGGAAAAGGAACTACTAATGGTGGTTTTGGAAACACCAATTTAGGCACATACGCCTGTCTTTATGTTAAAGACGGCGTTCTAAGTGTTTGGAACGGTAGCCCTTCTTTTTGTGTAAAAATTGATATTCAATTAGAAGGAGAAAGTGTAGATGGTGATGTGTGCGTTGATAGCATGAAAGTTATTCCTTATCTAAAGTCTTTTGGCGGAGTAGTTGATTTTAATGTGGGTGATTTTATTACAATTACAACAGAACCTCATGGAACAAATAGAACTGCGTCTATTCCTTTAGTAGTGTTGCACCCTAATGCAGACGCTATTAGTAGATTAAAGAATATGTTAAATCATATACGCTATGAGGTTCAACCTCAAACTTTATTTAATTTTGGTAAATCTAAGTTTGAAGGGGCTTTTGTATTAACTCAACCTCAATTCAAAGAAACAATAAAGAACTGCGAATTAGTTAAAAGCGGGGTCTATAAATTAGATTTCAATGAAAATGTCTTAACTGTATCTACAAGACAAGATGCAACAAACAAATATGAAGAAGTTATTACACCTGTTTTCCCATTAGGAGAACCTGCTACTGTTGAGTTCAGTAGTCCGGTGTATGCTTTCTTTAAGAGCGACCAAATGGTTAATGTCTATATGAAAGACGACCATCCACTTTTATTAGTATCTAATGATAGGATGCTACTAAAAGCACCACATATAAGCGGGTGAATGTAAATGATAATAAGTAAATGTAATGATGGTAAAACCATCTATAAATCATGGAGAGAGAACGGTGAAAAGAAATACGCATTGGAGGATTTTCGGCCTTATTTTTATGTTAAGGAAGAGGCTAATGAGCCAAGAGAATACAAAGCGTCTAAATATATTACTAGGAACTTTGAGTATATTCGTGGCGAGTGGGTTAATATTGATAAACAGCCGCTTAAAAGGGTTTATGTAGAAACATCTTTTGATATTAGAAACGCAAAGAAAATGTTCGGTCAAACCTTTGAAGCAGATGTTCCTCATCACTTTAGATACTGTGTTGATGAATTAGATAAAATGCCCGAATATGAAATGCGTAAATGGTATTGGGATATGGAATGGGCGCAAGGTGGCGAACACCATGATAAGATTACTACTATCGTTGTTTATGATAATTATGATAAAGAGTATTATCAGTGGGCTTGGTTTCCTAATTATGAAGGAGAAGAGTATTTGCATTTTGATAATGAAAAGGAAATGCTTGAGTCTTTTATGCGAACTATGATTGTTAAAGACCCCGATATGCTTATTGCATGGTTTGGACACTTTGCGGATATTCCTAAGTTATTAGAAAGAGCGTGTGCTGTTGGATTGAATCCTCTTATTATGTCGCCAACAGGCCACATTAAAGGAATCAAAAAGAGCAAGGATGGTTTTTCTTTTGCTTATGGTGAAAAAGGCTTTACTCCTATTGAACAACCTATCAACGGTAGAATAACTCTATCATTAGACTTAGCATTTGAAAGACAATGGAATGACTCTCAAAGGGGAACATTACCTTCAATGTCTTTAGACTATATTTCACAAGAAGTATTAGGTAAGAAGAAATTAGTATCGGAAAAGTTTCCTGACCCGAATGAGTTTTATCGGAGAGCATGGCTTGAAGATACAGAAACCTATTTGAAATATGCTGTGGTTGATGTAGAATTGATGGTCGAAATAGATGAAACCAACTTTTGTAGTGAAGCAATTCTTTCACTTCAAAGACTACTCAAAGCACCATTTGATGCTTGTTTTTATGCTTCACATATGGGTTCTATTTACTTTATGAGAAATGCTTGGTGGAAAGCACCAACAGGAGAAAAAGTAGATAAAAGACAGACTTATGAAGGGGCTATGATTTATGACCCCAGTAGTGAGAATACAAATGGATTACATCTTAATGTAGCCGCATTTGATTTTGCGGGTCTATATCCTAGTATGATGATTGCACGAAATATTTCCTTTGAAACTAAATCAAAAGAACCAACGGAGTTCGGAGTTAATATCTTAACTCCAAGAGATTTTAGTCCTGTTACGAGAGAACACATGCTTTACTACAAAACAGATGAACTCGGATTGTTGCCGAGAGCAGTTCTTGAATTGAAGGAATTAAGAAATGATTATAAGCGACTTATGCGAGAGGCTAGGGAATCGGATAACGGAGAATACGCTAAGTGGTATAACAATCAAATGGCGGTAAAACGCCTAATGGCTTCATTTTATGGAATTGTAGCCTTTCAAGGGTTTGGTTGGGCTGATGTAGATTTAGCCGCTAGTATTACTGCTAGTGCTAGAGAAGCAATTAGATTAGCGGCATTCAAGGCTAAGGAGATGAAAGTATGAAATGTAAAAAACCATTAAAACACAACCCTCAATTTGAGGCAAAATATCATTGTAAGTTATGTGAGCGTGAAGCGTTCCTTGACTTATTAGAATCAAGAAAGTGTGGTGAAGAAGAATGAATAGTCATTTTAAGAGATGGGTAAGACAAGCCGTTGAGGCAAGAACAGGTAAAGGAACATTTACCTCTCATATTATAATGGGAGATATTGTAGATTCTAGAGGCACTTCTAATAGTATTGGGAGTGTTACAGCAATTGGCTGGTATCTGTCTAGATTAGAAAATGTAATTAAAATAAAAGAAGGAGTATATGAGGTGAAAAAATGAGAACTAAAATAGTGACAGTCAAAGTATCGTATGATACAGAAGAAACATGGGATATTACCATGCAAGAAATAAAAGAAATATTTCAAATGATGAATAACTTGAAGCGTCATGCTATCATTTTAGAAGTGGAGCAGGGTGTTAATCGTGATGATGGACAGAACGAATGAGTTATTAGAAGAATTGCTGGCTATGATAGCAAGGTCAAATAAGATATTGATGATGGTAAATATCGTGAACATAGCAACCATTATAACAATAATTACGGTGGTAATATGAAACAAGAATTAGATGAATTAAAAACAGAAATTAGAAATTTGAAAAAGAGAATCGCAGGACTTGAAAAAGACCTTGATTATCAAGTGCATCAAAGTAACAAAAATGATGCAGTTATAATGTGCATTCGTGAACTACAAGAAGAAGTGGCTAAAATGGCTAATCAACCAGTCGCCATGCTCTTTACATGGTTAAAGTGATTATATGGAAGTAGTATATGGACACACTGATTCAATTTATGTTCAAATTGATTCAGTAGAACAGGCCCAAGAATCTATAAAAGAGATTGAAGCCCATGTAAGAGAAGCATTTCCTAATGTGATGGGATTAGAAGAACACCCCGTTTCCTTAGAGTTTGAAAAGTATTTTTCTTCTCTTGGTGTGGGTATTACTGCGAATAGAAACGCTGGTTTAGTATCTTGGGAAGATGGGCATTGGCTTGATGAGCCAAAGTTCACTATGACTGGCTTTACTGCAAAAAGAGTAAGTGAGACTAAATTAGCAAAAGAAGTTCAACTTGACACATTAAAAATGTGGGTAGGGCAAAATACACAAGCAGAAATAGTGAAGTATCTACATGATAAACACCAATCTGTTATTACTGGTAAAACTCCTATTTCTTCTGTTATCAAAAGAAGTAGGTTAAGACAAAACCGATTTACAGTAAAATGCCCCGAATGTAATACAAAGTATAACTTAAGAGATTGTATTAAGTTGCCTCATGGCGTTTGCGAAAAGTGTGCAACAGAAACAAAGCGATTTACTACTCTTGATGGAAAGAAGCCATCAATAGGTTCGGGTATTACAGGCATTTTGTATGCTTGGGAGAAAAACGACGCTAATTTTGATGATTCTTATTTATTTATGAAAGTAATAAGAGTAAATGATACATTTACGCATCCTTTAACACAAGAACAGCGAAAAGTTGAATACTTATCAGGCACAACCTACGAGGATTTTGAAGGTTGTAATCCTGATTGGGAGCATTATTCTCAAGTAGTAATCAAGAAGGCCGACCCCATTTTCAAGGCTATGGGGTGGGATATATCGTCCATTAGAACGGGCGCAATACAAACAAGCCTTGAAGAATGGTGGTGAAACACATGGAAGAAGAAATAAATAAAAATTATGAAGCAAGAATAAAGTCAATGCAGGATTTTACCTATGATTGGAACTGGGAGAACTTTGATGACCCATCTAAGCCTATTTTGAAGATTAGTAAATCTTCATTAGGTTCTTTTAATTGGTGTCCAACAAAATATACCTTTAGTTATATTCAAAGACTACCGCAAGACCAAACAGAAGCGATGAGGAAAGGAACGATTCTACATAACTATCGTGAAGATTTCTTTAATGAGTTTGACTTGAAGAAAGCAGAATCTATGAATAATAGTGAAGTATTAGAATACTGCACAAGTTTAATGCCCGTTGATGATTATTTTGATATTTCATTAACTGTTGCTTCTTTTGAAGCACAGCGATACATTGAGTCTAGGACAGAAGGCAAAACAGAAGAATACTTGCCCATTGTAAATGAAGGACTATTTGATAGTGAAATTGTTATTCCTGTTGGGCCATATAAGGGCGGAGCATGGAATAATTATGAAGAGTTCACTCTTAATAGACCATATACAGTAAGACTTCAAGGTATTATTGACCGTATTTTTATTGAAGACGGTAACTTAATTCCCTTTGAATACAAGACGGGAGGATGGAAAGACTACAAGACTACTTCTATGCGACAAGAAATGGCTTTCTATCAACTGATGATTGAAAATTGCACAGAAGAAGTTCTTGCTAAACACGGCTTAAATAAAGATATGAAAGTATCTCATTGGGGTTGGTATTATCCAGCCGCAAATCATGTTACGGTAGAAAAAGTAAAACCACGCTCTATGACTTCTGTTAAATTAAATATCGCTAAACTTATTAAGTCTTATGAACAACAAGAGTTCAAAGCCAAGTTCTATTATAAGACCTGTTCTCATTGTTCTTTCTTCGGTATTTGTCCTTCTGCACAAGAAGATACTTGGTTGTGATACAATGAATGAACTGATTAAGAAAAAAGTATTAGGAAAAAATTGGACATTTAATGAAATATCTAATCTAAACGAAACAGTAACTATTTTATCTAATGATATTTATAGCGAAATGACTTTGATTGAAAAATTTAAATTAGTCCATGATTTAAGAATAAAAGATGAATATGTAGGCATGCACTTTGATGAACTACTAAAAGAAACAGTAATGATAGTCTTATCGGGTGAAGTAGCCCAGACAATTAGACAATTACTACAAGGTGCAACAATTAGTTTTGGAGGGAATAACAATGAAATATCCGAGGGAAGTATGGGCGGGGAGTCACATAAGAAACGCCCCGCAAATGAAAAGAAAAGTAGTCTTAGCGAGGAATGAATATGCTGACTTTGTTAATGCTCAAAATAATAGAACGAATGTATATACAACCGTATATGACTTTGAACATTTTTCGGAGAAAGCAAAGGTAGAATCTTCTGTTATTATAGATAGAGTTTTCTTAGATTTTGATGCACATAAAGATAACTTAGATTTAGCATGGCGTGATGTAAAACAGGTGATGGAATTGGTTTTAAATAGACAGTATAAATACACTCTCTTCTTTTCAGGAAGAGGATTTCATTTATTTTTGTTTGGTAAAAGAACACCGAACATGAGAAATGTCCAAACCTTTTTTAGAGAAATAAAACAATACTTAGTTTCTAAGGTGGGAGAAAATAATTCATTGGATGAAAGAGTTGGACAAACAACTAGATTGAGAAGAGTTCCTAATACAGTAAATATGTCTTCATCTGATAGTAAGGGTATTCCTTATTATTGCGTTCCATTGATAGAAGATGACCTTTCTAAGAGTCTAAATGAAATACTCAACATAGCCTCAAGTCCTCGCCATATCCCTTTCAAAAAGGGCGGCAAAATTGAGGTAGTCTTTCCCGATGCACCCCCCATTGAAGCGATTGGAGGCGAGATTTCTGTTCCAAAAACAGTAGGAAAACTCCCAATGTTGCCTTGTTTGCATAATGCGGTAATGACGGAGAATCCATCGCATATGTCAAGAGCCTACTTAGTATCTTGGTATAGAGATTTGATTTCCGGCTATCGTGATTTAAATAACAGTTCGGAAAAAATGAAAGTTCTTGATTTAGTGGTTGAAGAATTAGAAAGAGTATTTGCTGATTCGGATTCTATTTGGTTAGATTGGGATAAATTAGAAACAAAGAAACACGCAAGATTCACAGTGTTCAATAACTACAATACACCTCATTGTGATAAACTAATAAGTGAAGGGTTTTGTATAGGTAAATGTTGGAGGTTTCCACAATGAGACAAAAACTAAACATAAAATTACTTAGACAAATAACAGAAAAAGAGTTAGATAATATTTCTGAAAATGAAATTTGGTTAAGTGAATTAGTTGAACAAGTGGCTGACAGATACTCAAAACTCAATTACTATCGTCATTCTTTGTCTTACAAAAAAATAAAACAATCTCACTTTATTGTTAGTAACATAGCCAAGAGTTTCGGTTGGGTGTCTAAAAGAAAAAGCACTGACCAAAATATTTTTATTAATGGAAAATGGATTAGGAAGCGAAATTCAAAAGCCCTATTGTGTAGATTACAGGAGGAAGAGTAATGTTAGTAATTGATTCAAGAGAGAAGTCTAAACTGGCTAAACTCGTAATGCAGAAGGCAAAGGCTTTAAGTATCAAATATGAACAGCGTTGGATTGAGATAGGCGACTATGTGTTTGATGATGTTTGTTTTGAAGCAAAATCCGCCACTGACTTTTTAGGCTCAGTATTATCTAAAAGAATGTGGACACAATTAGATAATATGGACAGACATTACAAAACAAATATAGTTATTATTCACGGAGATATGCAAGAAGCAATTATGAATGTAATTGAAAATGCACCATCTAAAATGCCTATCGGAACAAGAAGTATTATGTTAAATAATAAGTTCTTAGGAGCGATAGGGCGCATCACTTTAGACACCGACATAAAACCTTTCTGGGTTCAGTCAGAAGAAGAAGCGGCGTTAATTATAACAGCAGTATGTAAAATGAAACCAATGACAAGAGAAACAATAGAACCACAAGTATTTAAAAGAATAACAACAGATGATTTAAGATTAGATTTACTAAGTAGCGTCAAAGGCGTATCAATTAAAAAAGCAAAATTATTAATAAAACAATACGGCTCAATTATGGAAATCGGTGAATGTTCAGCATTTGAACTACAAGCGATTGAAGGTATCGGAGAAACCTTAGCCAAAAGAATAATCTCTACACTAAACTCAGAAGAGAAGGT